TGGTCATAAGCGTCCAACTAAGTCTGGCGCAGGTATGACCAAGAAGGGTGTGGCTAAATATCGTAGAGACAACCCCGGCTCTAAGCTAAAGACAGCCGTTACCGGTAAAGTAAAGAAGGGCAGTAAAGCAGCAAAGCGTCGTAAGTCTTTTTGTGCGCGTTCTGCTGGGCAGATGAAACAGTTTCCAAAAGCAGCTAAAGACCCTAATTCTAGGCTGCGGCAAGCCAGAAAACGATGGAAGTGTTAGGAGGTTATTATGTGGACTAAACCAACATACGAAAAGATTCGCCTAGGTTTTGAAGTCACCATGTATTTTAAAAATAGTTAATGCCTAGCAAATCTAAGAAGCAGCACAAATTTATGGCAGCGGTGGCTAATAACCCAGAGTTTGCCAGTGAAGCAGGCGTTCCTCGGAGTGTAGGGCGTGAGTACATGAAGGCCGATAAAGGTCGTTTTGCGGGAGGTGGTCTGATGCAAGAAGTACCTGAAGATAAGAAAAGTTCCTTGGGCAAACTACCTGAAGGTGTGCGAAACAAAATGGGGTACATGGCCGAAGGCGGTAACGTCAAAGGTATGAAGAAGTGTCCCCGTGACGGCATAGCGCAACGTGGAAGAACACGAGCATGATGAAGTGTAGAGGTATGGGTAAAATGAAGCCCGTAGCCTTGAAGAAAGGTGGGTCGGTTAAAGATGCGTGCTACAACAAAGTGAAGTCGCGCTATAAAGTCTTTCCATCCGCTTATGCTTCTGGTGCTATAGCTAAGTGCCGTAAGGTCGGTGCTAAGAACTGGGGAAACAGTGGCCGTTCGTAAGACAGAAAAAGGCGCAGCGTTAAAACGCTGGTTTAAGGAGGATTGGAAAGATGTCCGTACTGGTAAAGCGTGCGGGCGGAAGAAGGGCGAAAAGCGTGGTACACCTTACTGTAGGCCCAGTAAAAAGGTTTCTAGTAAGACCCCTAAGACCTCTGGAGAGATGACCGCAGCAGAGAAAAAGAAGCGGATAGCCCAGAAAAAACGGTTGGGGCAACCGGCAGGTAAGCCTAGAAGAGTAGAGTCTTTACGAAAGAAGAAAAAGAAAGTTGCTAAGAAAAAGAAATGATTACTTGGACTGAACGTAACGACATAGTTGAAGAAATAAAAGAGTGGTCAAAGCATACTTTAGAGGTTAGCAACCCAGAATTTAACAATTTACCCCCGTGCCCATATGCAAAAGCAGCGTGGCAGGAGAGTAAAGTAGACATAGTTTTTAAGTTTGAGGCTGAAGATTACAAAAGACTGTACATGGCGCTCCACAACTGGGACGACAGAAAAGACTTAGTAATCATAGCGGATACGGAGTTCATAGAAGATCAAGACGAGTTTCATCAGTTTGTAGATAGCATAAACGAAGCCATCGCAAACAACGTGTTTAGAGACAAAGACATGTGGGTTATGGGTTTTCACCCAGAGGATGAAGCTAACGAGTTGTTCGACGAGGGGGAGTTTGAACCCCAAGCAGATACTGAATACGCATTATTGTTTGTGCAGCGGTTATCCAAGTTAGAGAAAGCCGCAGAGAAATTAAGACCTCTTGGTTATTACGATAAGTATTTTCAAGAGTATGATGTAGCTGACATGTACGAACTTCGTACAAACTTTTACAGGAGACTACAAGATGAAAGGTGCTAAAAAGAAAGGCCCAAAAGGTATGCGCGGTGGCGGCATGGCTAAGAAGAAAGGCCCAATGGGCTTTAAAAAAGGCGGCAAAGCCAAAAAGAAAGCAGGCATGAGACGCAAGAAGAAGTAATTTATGGCTACCTCGGGAACTGCCACATTTAATATGGACTTCACGGAGATCGCTGAAGAAGCGTGGGAACGTGCTGGCCGTGAGATGCGTTCGGGATATGACCTGCGTACTGCACGTAGGTCTATGAACCTGCTTACTATTGAGTGGCAGAACCGTGGCATCAACATGTGGACTATCGATGAAGGCACTGTCAACCTTGTGGAAGGAACGGCGACGTACGCTCTACCGGCAGACACCATTGATTTGCTTGAGCACGTTGTACGTACTGGTAGCGGTAATGTTACTACTCAGTCTGATCTCAACATTACGCGCATAAGTGTATCTACTTACTCTAGTATCCCTAACAAACTTTCTCAGGGACGCCCTATACAACTGTATATAGACAGAGGCCAAGCAAACCCCTCAGTCACTGTATGGCCCGTCCCAGATCAGGGTACTGCGCTTGCCCCTTACTATATTTTAAAGTATTACCGCATGCGCCGTATTGAGGACTCGGGAACGGGTGTGAACACCGCCGATGTCAACTTTAGATTTTTGCCCTGCCTAGTTGCAGGGCTTGCGTATTATATAGCGCAAAAAGACCCAGAACTGATGCCTAGAATACCTATGATACAAGCAGAGTATGAAAGGCAGTTTGAGCTAGCGGCAGGAGAAGACAGAGAAAAAGCTTCTATTAGTTTAGTACCTCGTAGCTATGGCGTGAGGTAGACATGAGTCAGAGATTTGCCTCGGCTCAGAACGCAATAGCGATATGCGATATTTGCGGGTTTCAGTACAAACTTAGAGAGCTTAGACAACTAATTGTAAAGGGGAACAAGACAAACTTAAAAGCTTGTCCCGAATGTTGGAACCCAGACCAGCCACAAAACAGGTTGGGGGAGTTTCCAGTAGATGATCCACAGGCAGTGCGTGATCCTAGATCAGACGCTGCGGAGCTTGCAGCTAGTAGAGCACACATACAGCCTATAAACCCCTCGTTAGTTTTAGGGGCAGGGCAGATAGGCCAAGTTGTAATAGTAGGGGCCGGAGGGGGCGGAGATGTTGCACAACCCAGTGGGAGCGTAAGTGCAACAGGAGGAGTAGGGACAGTATCGCCATATTCCGCCCTTACAGTGACTGTAGCTAATCCGGGCGCAGGAAACAGATACTATGTTGAAGGAGCGTTACAAGCTACGATGAGTTTAAGTGAAGGTAGCACTTACAGAATAGATCAGAGCGATAACTCAAACAGCGGCCACCCTTTGAGATTTTCTACCACATCTGATGGCACGTGGGGCGGGGGAAGCGAGTATACAACAGGAGTGACTTACGTAGGATCACCCGGAAGTGCTGGAGCGTATACACAGATAGTCGTAGCTGTTGGCGCTCCTACTTTATATTACTATTGTTCAAACCACTCAGGTATGGGTGGGCAAGCAAATACACCGTAAGGGGTTTGAAAATGAAAAGATCAAACAAAAAGGCGCCCAGTGTTATTGAACACCCCAACGAGCCTGTGGCTTACAAGGTGGACACTGTTAATCAACCGCCTAAAGACATGAAAACTAGTGGCGTTAAAATTCGCGGTACTGGTGCTGCTACTAAAGGCACAATGGCACGGGGGCCAATGGCGTAGTGAATTACACTGAGCTAAAAGCAAATGTAGAAGATATCTGTGAGCAGACATTTACGGCAGATCAACACGCCATGTTTGCAGAGCAAGCCGAGCAGAAGATATACAGCACGGTGCAGATTCCTGCGTTGCGTAAAAATCAAACAGGTACTTTAACTACTGGGAATAAGTATCTGACGATGCCTAGCGGTATGTTGTACGTGTTTTCTCTAGCAATTATTAGTGGGAACAACTACACCTACTTGTTGGACAAAGACTCTAACTTTATCCGTGAGGCTTATCCTAACCCTGCAACAACAGGTACACCCCAGCATTACGCTATATTTGACGAAACAAGTTTTATTATAGGGCCAACACCAGATGCTAATTACGCTGCCGAAATACATTTTGGGTACTACCCACAGTCGATTGTGACTGCTGGCACTACTTGGCTAGGCACTAATTTTGATTCAGCGTTGTTAAATGGCACGTTGGTAGAAGCAATACGCTTTCAGAAGGGTGAGCCTGATATGGTGGCGTTGTACGAAAAAATGTACGTGCAAGCATTGGCCCTGTTGAAGAACCTTGGTGACGGCAAACTCCGTGAGGACACTTATCGTTCTGGGCAGGTTAGGAGAGAAGTCGCTTGATTAGTGCAGATGGTCTGGTTGAAGTAGGCACTGTTACAGTATCTGCTGTTTCAAACCGGGGCTTTACTCCCGAAGAGTTGGCTGAACAGGCATTAGATAAGATTATTTATGTAGGAGGCAACTGCCATCCGGCCATACAGGAGCAGGCAGAGGCTTTCAAAAATCAAATTCGTGGTGTGTTAGTGGAAAGCATGAAACAAGCTATACGATCTGATCGCACTACTTTGGCAAATAGATTCCGTGATGTTGGGCATTCGGAACTTGTAAAATTATTGGAGATTTAACATGGCTATTACCGTCACTACAGCGATGCCAACCAGCTTTAAAGTTGAGCTGCTTAAGGGTTTACATGACCTGCAAAATGGCGCTGACACGCTGAAGATTGCACTATTAAAGGCAACTGCTTCAGGTTCAGGCACTTATGGCGCTGCAAGCACTAACTACTCTAACATCACTGGCAACAGCGATGAGACTAGCGGCACAGGTTACAGCGCAGGTGGCAACACTCTGACCAACGTAACTCCTGTGGCTAGTGGCACTACTGCTGTCTGCGATTTTGCTGACACTACTTGGTCAAGTGCGTCTTTCACTACAAGTGGCGCGATGATCTATAACACTAACAACTCTAATTCTGCTTGTGCGGTATTAAGTTTTGGTGGCGATCAAACTGTTAGCACTGGCGATTTCCAAATCCAGTTTCCCGCTGCTGGCGCCTCTACTGCGATTATTCGCATAGCCTAGTAGGACAGCCTCATGTATTCAGGGCCAACAAGCGGCTTTGGTGAGCGAGGCTGGGGCAGTAATAGCTGGGGTGGTGTAGGTACCATCCTAGACCTCGGGGCGACTTGGGGAAATGGTGCTTGGGGCGAAGGTGCTTGGGGTGCGAATGTCAATGTCTCCGTTTCCGCCACTGGGGCAGTAGGGACAGTAACATTTGCCATATCGGATAGTGTTATTCCGGTAGGCGTGGCGGGCACAGGTGCAATAGGCACCGCAGTTATCGTATTAGGCGATAACGTAGCTCCCACAGGAGTGGAAGGCACCGGAGCTGTAGGTACTGTAGTAACTAACTACAGCAGCGTCCAAATACCCACAGGGGTACAGGGCGTAGGAGAAATGGGGGGCTTCATCGTTGCTGTAGACGATGTGGTGATCCCGGTAGGTGTCGAGGGTACCGGCGCGGTTGGCACTGCAAATGTTTTTATTGCCGACATTGTTATACCAGATGGCGTAAGTGCCACAGGTGCTGTAGGGAATGTAACAACCCAAGTAGCTCTTAATGTTACTGGGGTCAGTGGAACCGGAGCTATAGGTACTGCAACAGATGCAGTAGTGCCTGCAATCACAGGCGTATCCGGCACAGGTGCCATAGGCACAGCAACACCAGCCTACGATAAAAATGTTACTCCAACAGGCGTATCAGGCACAGGACAGATAGGTGCAGATGGCGCTACTGTATTTCCAGCAGTAACAGGTGTAGCAGGGACGGGTGCAATAGGCACCGTAGCGATTTCGGTAGACGAGACAATTATTCCTACGGGAGTAGCTGGAACCGGTGCAGTTGGGGATGTAAACTTTTTTATATGGACTACAATAGACGACAGTCAAACACCTAACTGGACAAACGTAACAGACACACAGACGCCCGGATGGGTGGATATAGATAAAGCCGCCTAGGAGCTGACGAATGGCTACTTATGTAAACAATTTAAGACTCAAAGAAATTACCACGGGTGACGAAGATGGCACTTGGGGCACAAGCACAAACACTAATTTAGAGCTTATCGGAGAATCGCTAGGGTTTGCTACCCAAGCAGCCTTTGCTTCAGACGCAGACGCTACTACGACGGTGGCTGATGGAGCGACTGATCCAGCTCGTGCGCTGTATTTAAAGGTCACTTCTGGCGCATCTCTCACGACAACCAGAACCTTGACTATCGGGCCAAACACCGTTTCTCGGGTGATGTGGATAGAGAACGCTACCAGCGGAAGTCAGTCCATAAATATCTCACAAGGCTCTGGCGCTAACGTCACTATACCCACAGGCGCAGCCAAGATTGTATATCTGGATGGCGCGGGTTCTGGGGCTGCTGTAGTAGACGCCTTGGGTCAAGTTGATGTGGGTGATGGCACTGTTACTAGTGTAGGCGGTACAGGGTCAGTAAATGGCATAACACTTACCGGCACGGTCACCAGCTCAGGCAATCTTACCCTTGGCGGTACGTTAGCCAATGTAAACCTAACCTCACAAGTTACAGGAACACTACCCACAGGCAACGGTGGCACCGGCTCTACAGCCACTACCTACTGTAGTCTGACTGCAAACGTATCCGGTGTGCTACCTTTTGCTAACGGCGGCTCTGGCGCGATAGTCCCACTTCTGAAGAGCGGCAACTATACAGCGAGTAACAGAGACTATGTTGTGGTTACAGCCGGTAGTATAACGATTACGCTGCCTTCCTCTCCTAGTGCGGGGGACGCGGTGGTAATTAAGGATGGCACAGGCGCCGCAGAGACTACGAACTTTACGGTAGCTAGGAACGGTTCAAACATTGCCAGTAGCGCAACCGATCTGACGTTCGATAAGAACTTCGCTGAGATCGTAATGACCTACATCAACGGCACAATCGGCTGGAGCGTGTAAATGAGTAATCTTTCTGATCTGCTGCCCAGCGGTGGTGGGCAGAACATTGTCGAGTTCACGGCCAGTGGCACGGTAGCTTCTGGCAAGCCTGTGGTTCTGAATGCTAATGGCACGGTGTCTGAAGTTTCTGGTCAATCAGAAAGCACAGGCTCAGAGGTCGTTTTTGAAACGGCACAATCTTACTATATTCAGCCTATTTTTGACTCCTCAAACAACAAGGTAGTCATTATCTATACTGATTCTGCAGATTCAAATCACGGGAAAGCGATAGTAGGCACGGTTAGTGGAACGAGTATTAGCTTCGGCACTGCTGTTACATTTAACGCTGCAACTACTTATTTTCAGTCAGGAACTTTTGACAGCAACTCTAATAAAGTGGTTATTGTATTTCGTGATAACGGTGACAGCGAAAAAACAAAAGCGGTGGTCGGTACGGTCAGTGGGACAAGCATTAGCTTTGGTTCTGAGGCTACCATTACTACGAATACTCTTGGGGAAAGCTCAACTACATTTGACAGCAATTTGAATAAAGTAGTTACGTTTTACAAAGACACAACCAATAACTATGGTACAGCCGCAGTAGGCACGGTAAGCGGAACATCAATTAGCTTTGGAACTCCAGTTGTTTTTGAGTCTGCTCAATCAAGTTTATATCAACAATCGTCTTGCTTTGACACATCAAGTAATAAAACAGTAGTGGTATATACTGATGTAGGAAATTCGAGTCACGGAACCGCTATTGTTGGCACTGTGAGTGGTACGTCTATTTCATTTGGAACTGCTGTTGTATTTCATGCCGCTGGCACTGCCAATTCAGTGTGTGCATTTGACACCACTAATAACAAAGTGGTTATCGCATATGAAGATACCGCTGATTCAGAAAAAGGTAAATCACTCGTTGGTACGGTTAGCGGTACGTCTATATCCTATGGCTCTGAAGTGGAATTTGAGAGTGGCGGCATACAAGAAGTTGGAATCACGTTTGATCCAGACGCAGGGAAAGCGGTTGTGGTGTATATGGATAAAGGCAATAGTAATTACGGAACCTATGCTGTTGGCACTGTCAGTGGTACGTCGATTACTTACGCAACGCCTGTTGTGTTTGCAGCAGCAACGTCAGAAAGATGCACTGCTACCTATGATACTAATTCAGACAAAGTAGTAATTGGCTTTGAAGATGGTGGTAATAGCAATTACGGGACTTCAATAGTTTTACAGCTTGGATCAACAAATGTATCCGACTTCATCGGCCTAGCAGATGCTGCTATTTCAAACAGTGCAACAGGCAAGATCAACGTCAAGGGCAGTATCAACAGCAAGCAATCTTCGCTGACCATAGGCTCTGACTACTACGTCCAAAGCGATGGCAGTGTGTCTACTACCAGCACAAGCCCAGCGGTCAAGATAGGACAGGCTGTCACTGCCACAACAATTAACATGATGGATTTGACATGACAAATCTAAGCGATCTTTTACCAGCGGGTGCGGCCAGTAAGCAGCTAAGTTTTACTGCGAGTGGAACTATAACTTCTGGCAAGCCTGTTGTCTTGAATGATAATGGCACGGTGTCCCAAATTGCTTCTGACGCTAGGTCAGTAAGTGAAGCGGTAGGTTCTGCTGCTGTTTATGAATCGGCCGCTTCTGAAGAGAATGGGATTGCTTCTAATTCTACTGGCGATAAATTACTAATCGCTTATAAGGATAATGCCAACAGCAACTACGGAACAGCAGTGGTTGCCACATTATCTGGAACCACATTGACTTATGGAACTCCTGTCGTTTTTAAAAGTTCCTCTACTGTTGATATTACTGTTGTCTACAGTTCTACGGCAGATAAGTTTGTCATATCTTGGAATCAATCTGGTGGACGTTCTATTGTTGGCACTGTATCTGGAACTACAGTTAGCTTTGGTTCAGAGAATCAGTGGAGTTCAAATAATTTAGACCATACTGTTTCTGCGTATGATTCTGGAAACGATAAAATTGTAGTCGCTTATCAAGACGGAACGCAAAGCGACTACGGTTTTTCAAGGGTTGGAACGATAAGTGGCACTTCTATTTCTTTTGGGTCAGAAACTCAATTTAGTACCTCAAGTCACTTGGCTGTATTTCAACTTGGAATTACTTATGATTCTACGAATAGCAAAATAATTATTGTATATGGTACAGGTGCTAGTAGTTCCGGCAAAGGCAGAGCAAGTGTAGGTACGGTATCTGGTACGTCTATCTCTTTTGGCAGTCCAACGATTTATGGTAACAACGAAAAAACTCTAGTAAACCGAGCTGTTCACGATGTGGGCCAAAACAAGATATTCGTTGCTTACAGAGAAAGCGCCACTGTGTATGGAATAATAGGGACTGTTTCGGGAACTTCTATCTCCTTCGGAACAAGAGACAGCATGATGACTGCTGACAGCAGCACTAATTATGCATCAGTGGCATACCATACTGCAGCACAAAAAGTTGTTTACTCTGGTCGAAAAAACAATGCCGAATTAACTGCGATAATCTGTACAGTTAGTGGAACCACGTTTGCTAAAGGTTCTGATATTAAGCTAGAGGATAGTGGAGACATGAACCAGTCTGCGTATAACGCAGCGGCTGAACAAATAGTGGTTGCTTATAAGGATGTGGGCAATTCTAATTATGGAACTGCTATTACCATTACCCCCGCTTACACTGCGACAAACCTTACCTCAACAAATTTTTTAGGCATAGCAGACGCAGCCATATCCAACGCAGCAAGCGGCAATATCACGATGAAGGGCGGTGTGGTGACCAACAGTCAGTTGTTGCCATTTGCCTATACAGGATCACTAGGCTCTGCGGCGGTGTACCAGTCCACTGCAACCGAGTATCAGGGCATAGCGTTCGACAGCAGTAATAACAAAATCGTGGTGGCTTATAAAGACGATAGTAATCAACACGGTACTTGTGCAGTGGGTACGGTATCAGGCACAAGTATATCGTGGGGGACTCCTGTAGTTTTTGCAGCGGCCTCAACCAGCTATGTAGATGTTACCTTTGATTCCAGCAATAACAAAGTAGTTATAGTCTATTCGGATGTAGCGAACTCGGAATACGGCACGGCTATCGTTGGGACAGTCTCAGGAACGTCAATATCGTTTGGTTCAGAGGTAGTTTTTGCCTCTGCTGCAACGGTATACATTAAAGCGGGGTTTGACAGTAATGCTAATAAGGTTGTCGTAGCCTATTCGGATAATGGCAACAGTAGTTATGGCACAGCAATAGTCGGTACGGTTTCAGGAACTTCTATATCGTTTGGAACTGAGGTGGTGGTGGACTCAACAGGGTCGTTGAGTGCTGCCTTTGGTGGTTTTGTTTTTGACTCTACTAATAACAAAGTAGTTATACCTTACAGTATTGCAGGCGGTGCTACATACGGCATTGTAGGTACAGTAAGTGGAACTTCTATTTCTTTTGGAACTAGGGTAGCAATAGGAAGCGTGTCTGGACAAAATCTTTCTGTTGCTTTTGACTCGAATGCTGGAAAAGTCGTTATAAATTACAGGGACGCAAACAATAGCGACTATACTGGATCAGTGGTCGGTACTGTTTCGGGAACAAGTATATCTTTTGGAACGGAACTTGTTATTGAAGAGGTGCATAACTTAGGTGCTACCACTTTCGATAGCAGTGATAACAAAATAATTTTCTTTTACAAATCAAGTAGTCTTGGCTATTACCGCATCGGAACCGTATCTGGAACATCCATCTCTTACGGTTCTGCTGTAAGTCTGATTAGCAATAATCTTGCTTATATGGCTGCTACTTTTGATTCTAATCAAAATACTTCTGTGGTCGTTTACAAAGATACTGGTAACAGTAACTACGGAACGGCAAAAGGGTTGCAGGTTTCAGGCTCATATCCAAACCTCGTGCCTAACACAACCTACTACGTCCAAGATGACGGCACACTCAGCACCACATCTTCTTCAGTGACCGCTGGCAAAGCGATGTCCACTAACAGCATCAATCTGGATTACAGCACATGAGCAATCTAAGCGATTTACTGCCAGCAGGTGGCGGCGCAAAAGTCATAACGGCCACGGCCAGTGGTAATCTAGCTACGGGTCAGACTGTAGCATTGCAGAGTGACGGCACTGTTAAGGCAGTAAGTGAGACTGCAGGAGGGGTCGGTTCTGAGTATGTGTATGAATCAGCCGTCACATCTTTCGGTGACGTTGCCTATGACTCAGTAAATAACCAAGTCATAGCTGTTTATAGAGATGAGGGCAATAGTAATTACGGTACATATGTCGTCGGTACTGTCTCAGGCACAGTAATAACGTGGGGTACTCCTGCTGTTTGGCTCTCAGCATTGGCAACCGACATTGCCATAGCATCTGGTAACGGTAAACTTTTGATTGCATTTTCTGATGGGGGTAACTCAAGCTACGGCACGGTTATAGCTGGCGCTATATCAGGAAGTTCTATTTCCTTTGGTACAAAAGCAGTAATACATTCTGGCGGGCAACTGTATGAAACGTATGCGCTTTATTTTTCACCCTCAGATAACCCAACCTATGCCCACCGCTATATTGTTGGGTATTCTCAAGGCGGTGCCAGAATTAACGCCAATTTAATTGAAATTACTGGAACGAATACCATTTCAAATGGTGGGCAATACGAACCAAATGGTAGTAGTAACGGCGGTGGTATAGGTCTTGCTTATGCTGCGGATCAGACTGGTAAAAATATTATTATATCGTTTAAAGATGGAAGCGATTCTAATAAGATTAAATATGCTCGCGCGTCGTATTCTGCCGGCAGTCCGGGGAGCTTATCTTTTGGTGGCGTAGGATTCGCGGCAACGAACGGTAATTTTAGTTCTGTTGCTTGGGATACAAGCGCAAGTAAAGTTCTACTAGCTTACAAGTCTGTCTCCTCCTCTAATGAATTACGCTATCAGGTTGGTACTTTCTCTGGAACTGAGGATATAACGTGGGAAACTGCCGTCACTAGTACAGCGACAGTTGATACCGGAACGCGCTTAGTATATGACGCGACTGCGAATAAAAGTGTTTTGTTATACGATCAAGACAATGATTCTGGGAAGGGCAAGGTAGCCTATGTTTCTATTTCTGGAACAACAGCTACGATAGGAACAATTTACGATTTTAATGGGGGAGACACCTCGTATTTTAACGTTGCTTATGATTCTACGGCAGGGGTAAATACTATTGTGTTCACGGATAGAGGAAACAGTGAATATGGTACAGGCGTTGTATTTAGGGACACTACATCAAACTCCGCCGACTTCGTAGGAATCACCAACCAAGCTATCAACAACTCTGCATCAGGCGAAGTGGTTGTCGAGGGCGGGGCGATTACAAACGGGTCGTTGTTGCCTTTAACTTATAGCGGATCGTTAGGCACTGCGGCTAACTTTATAGCCGGAACAAACCCTGAGCATGTTTCAAGCTGTTTCGATAGTTCAAGTGGCAAAACAATTATTAGTTATGTGGGGAATAGTAACTACGGATATGTTGTAGTAGGCACTCCTAATGCTTCAGACAATACAATAACTTTCGGAACACCTGTCGCTTTTAATAGCAGTACCACTACTACTACGTCCATAACCTATGACGTTGCTCAAAACAAAGTGCTAATAGCTTATTCTAATGGTGGCAATGGGTATTACATATGGGCAGTAGTAGGCACTGTTTCAGGAACCACTGTCAGTCTGGGTACAGCAAGTGCCCAAACAAGCGCCGCATCATCTAATACTGCAGGTTTTGCTACAGTCTACGATGTAAATGCCGCGAAGCACGTCCTTGCATTTCAAAACGAAACTTCAAGTAATCGGCTAGATGCCCAAGTAATGACTATTTCTGGCACATCTGTTAGCAGTGGAAGCGCATTAACAAACATTGCGGGTGGAGCGTGTGCTTTTCCCTCAACGGCGTATGACTCTTCCGCACAGAAAGTTGTTATTGCCTATCAAGATACAGGCAGCAGCACACACGGTAAGGCAGTGGTAGCTACTGTCAGCGGCACGAGTATATCCGCAGGAAGTGAGGTTTCGTTTAATGCGGCGGTCACTTATAACACGGTAACTGAGTATGACCCTTCTGCTAATAAAATAATTATAGCTTACAAAAACAACCAAACTCCTACGGCGGTGGTTGGTACAGTCTCAGGAACGTCTATCTCCTTTGGAAGCGCGACAGTTGTAGCTGCGTTGTCTGGTAGCGGTTTTTACGGAGGTACGTTTGATACCACGGCAAATAAATTCATAGTTGCTTTCCTTGATGAGGACGACGACCCAGACAATGGTAAATACGCTATTGGCTCTGTAGACGGCACTAATATAACTTTTACGACCCCTGCTACATTTAATGCGGGGGCGGGTGGAGGCCAGCTAACTCGGTATATATCACCATCCTACAATGCGACTGCGGATAGGACTGTTATATCTTTCCAAAACGGAGCCAGTTCCAACGGCACAAGCAGAGTCTTACAGCTAACAGGCGCAACCACGAACTTCACAATCGGCAGCACCTACTACGTCCAAGACGATGGCACACTTTCCACAACGTCTTCCAGCGTGACGGCTGGCAAGGCAATCGCTAACACAACACTTTTACTGAAAGGTTAAAACATGAAGACAATTGTAGACAATGCAACGAACACATCTAGATATCTCTTTGCTGATGACAAGTCAGTCACGATGGGAAGCGACACAATTACTGTTGGTGATCCTGCTGAGTTTATCATTGGCGATCTCAACAGCGGCAATGCCACTCTTATCACTGGAGTTACAGAGCCTGAAGATTGGTACGGGTGCAAGTACACCTGCGCGGCTGACGGCACGTTCACGGCAGTAGAAGGTTGGGTAGACCCACGCGAGTCTGAGTAAGATTTTAGGTATGAGTCATGAAACGTCTATTGGTGATGGCCGCATTATTCGCGGCTTTCCCTGTCTTTGGGCAGGATACAACGACTAACATAAATACGACTGCGACTAGCACCGCAACGTCCACTGCTACGTCTACAAACACCAATAACAATAACAACGTAAACACTAGCACGACTAACTATACGGGAACGTCTACCAACACCAACACCAACACCAATACAAACACCAACGTCAATACGAACACCAGTGATACAAATTACACTGGTACGTCTACTAACGTAAATACGAACACCAACACCAACACGACCGACTACACCGGATTAATAACGAATTTAAACACCAACACCAATAACAACACCAACAACAGTACGTCTGTTAACAGCTCAACTAACGTAAATCAAAACACTAATAGCAGCACCAATACCAACACCAGCGTAAGCACATCAACTTCTGATAGCACGAGCTTTCAAACAACTAATTCTGTGTCTGACATAAACGCAATAAATCAAAACAGCAACGTCAACACTAATAACTCTGTCAGCAATTCAACTCAGCGAGTTACGCAGAAAGTGGAATCTCCACCACCCAGTGCCATCGCACCGTCAATAGGCAGCTCTTACAGCCAAGACTTATGTACCACAGGTATATCAGGTGCGGTTCAAACTCAGATACTAGGACTGTCTACTGGCCGATCTGTCCGTGATCAAAACTGTGAGCGCATTAAGTTAGGTAAGACGCTTTATGATATGGGCATGCGTGTGGCTGCTGTATCTTTGATGTGCCAAGACTATCGAGTTTGGTCAAGTATGATGAGTGCAGGCACACCCTGTCCTTACGAGGGCAAGATTGGCGATGAGGCGAAAGCCTTGTGGGAGGCCAACCCTGACAGGATTCCAGAGCCAGACAGGAGAGTTAGGTGAAACGTCTAACATTACTCTGTCTGTTGCCGTCACTGTGCTTTGCCGATCTTGACCCAACGGGCATGACGCAGGTTCTTTCTGGGGTAGATGATAAAGCCACTAGCATACAAATGGGACACACGTTTCCTTGGCTGGATAAAGTGTTCACTCATGCTTGGTTTTCGACCAACGGCTTTGTTCTGATGTACAACCCAACTACAGGAGTAGGAAGGCAAACGGCCCCACCAACTGGCTATTGTTGTGACGGTTATACTCACGGCACGGGTATGCCTACTTATATGCCCAACACCTACGGCCTAAGTAACTTTTCTTACATGATTGCGCCTATGTGGACTGATCTGGATGATACAAGCAGTGCGGCTGATGCAGGATATTTCTACAAAACAGATTCAGAATCTACCAGTTTCTTGTGGCATAAGGTTAGAGAGTACGCGACTACGAACGAAAATACGTTTGGCTTGACTGTAGATAAGACGGGCGGGTTTAAGTTTCAGTACGAGGATGTAAATGTCAGCTTTCACCATAAGGCGTTTGTCGGCTGGTATGGTGGCAACTTCCCCACAGGTGATGGGTCTGGCAGTCCTTGGACGCAAGAATGGGAGATGAATGGGTTTACTACAAATGATGTGCAAAACTACGGCGGTGATACAACTTTTGATCTAACCAACGGTGTTGCAAGTCTAATCATGTCCGCAAGTACGTTGGTGGATTGTACAAACCCAGCAAATGATTCAACGTGTGACGGATACTGGGATGCCGTGGCTCAGTCTAGCGTAACAAATCAGTACACAGATAATGTCTTTGGAGACGAAGTAGAGGATTATTTCTTTACGGATAACCAAAGTCGTCAAGGGCAGCCGCAAACTGCACCTCCGCCACCTCCACCACCCCAGCCTTATCAAGACACAGAACAAGAGCGCGAAATGTTTGGCCTTGCTCCCAGAGCAGAGGAGCCTTCACCAAGAGAGCCTGACCGCCCTGAACAACAACGGCAACAGCAGCAACAACCTGAGCCGGAAGTAAGAGCTGAACCAGAGCGGGCCGAAAGACCTGTGGAAGTGGTGCAAGAGCCAGTTCAAGTAGTCAGGGAACCAAGGCCCGAGCCACGCCCTACCCGAGCTATAGTTCGTGAAGAGCCAGTGGTTGAACCCGTGCAAAGAGTAGAGCGCGTAGAGATTATTCGTGAGCCGGAACCCGAAAAAGAAGCAGAAAAGGTAGTAAAGCGTGAGGTAATACGCCCTGCTGTCGATGTTGTGGGTATAGCACTCAGCACGGTGGGTCAGCCAACCTATCGAAGCAATGCAGTAAATTCACAAACACAGATGGTGCTTCAGGATCAGCAAGAGTTTGAGCAGATTGCGGATGTGTACCAGACAGAGACTCAGATCACTCAAGTTGTGACTCAACAAGCCCAGCAGCAAGAAACCAATACGATTACGACATCGGAGCTTGCGCCGCCAACTCAAATGCAATTTGAGAATGACTTTAATGACGCGATAGCTACCGGGCAGTCTGTTGGTCAATTCTTGTCGGCACAGTTACCGGATTTTAGCCGCTTCGACGTAGCTCCTCCTAGTCAAGACGAGCAACGTACTGTGCAACGGGCTGAGACTCAGATACAGACTATGACTCAAGCGGATGTTCAGCAGAGCTTAGACAGCGAGCTAGAAAACCTAGAAGACACGGGTGGGTTTACAGACCAGAGCCTTGCGGTTTTTCTCATATCAAACAACCCGGCTTTTTCGCAGTACGACAGCGTTACTCTGTCGGACAGACAACAGTTTTACTCGTCCACGCAGCCCTACCCAGCGAACAATATTCGGGCAAATCCATTGGGTGTGTTGCGTGTGACGGGTAATTCGGGCTATGACGATTTGGTGGATTTGCAATGGCAGAGATAGAAGTTGGCGAGGTAAAGCTTTCTGGGGGCAAGTTACTGCTTGTTATACCGTTTTTAGGTAGTATTGGCGCAGCGATGTGGGGCGGCTTTGAGTTGTATCAGCGTTTGTTAGATGCGGAAGAAGCAGTAACTGCCTACGTATCACCTGACTTTAGCTCGTATGACGAAGAGTTAGCTGTACTGAGCACTAAACTAGATACTGCGGAAGTGTTGATAGCAGCCGTGGAACGGGCGTTAGACCAAGATATTGTTGAGGTAATGAACAACATTGATCGTTTGCAAGCGGATATTGACATAGTTGAGCGCGTTGCAAGAGATACGGATGACTCTGTGGTGCTTGCCACTAGAGAGCTGAGAGACGATGTATACGCCCTAGAAGAGCGGGTCAACGACAGTCTGAGAGACATAGACAACGAACTTCGTGAGATGCGTGACGATTTGGAAGAGCGCATCCAACGGATACTAGATAACCCCCTAAACGTGGAAGAATAATGGAAATGACAGGTCAAATTGTTGCAAGTGGTGTTGCTGGTGTAGCAGGGTTTTTAGTCATATGGGCCTTTACCCGAGCATACACAATGCTTGATAAGATAGGGGAAGACCTTAATCGTATTCCTGAGAAATATGTGGCGAAAGAAGACTACCGTGAAGACATACGCGAGATTAAAGAAACACTTGGGGCTATTTGGAAACGACTAGAGAATAAGGCGGAAAAATGAGACTCGATCCTGTACTGCTAAACATGGCCTGTAGCTGGGCAATTAACGCTTACAAAGACCAGAACAAAGATGCCATTAAAATAGAAAGCAAATGGACATCTACTACAGTATATGTGGCGAAGCGTAAGTCCATAGATATTATAGCCTTTAGGGGCACACAGCAGGGGCGGGATTGGCTAACAGATGCGCTCGTAGTCCCCGTGCCATATGCGGGTAGGCTGTGCCACGGTGGTTTTGCTATGGCACACAGGTCAGTCTGGAAAGAGGTCAAAAAGCACATAGACCCTAAGAAACGCACGTTGATCTGCGGCCATAGCCTTGGTGGTGCGCTCGCAGAGCTATCTGCCTCTATGCTCAACGGTAAGCACGACAACATAAACTTGATTACTTTCGGTAAGCCAAACGTGTTCTTTAAAGGCTTTAAGAAGCCAATGACGCTGGATAACCAAATATCT